AACGACATACATATTATTAAAGAAGAGATAGCGTACGGCAAAGGTGGAGTGAAAGTTCTGGTTTGGATTATCGGAATAGTAGTTACTCTAGTTGCCGCATGGAACATCTTACCATTTAAAAAATAATTGAAACATTACAACAAAGGAATTGCAGCTCACATGATTGCAATTCTTGAATTAGTAGACGATGACCATTTAGTATTCACAAATGTTAATGGTGTTGGTCCAATCGATATTGTTACTGTTAATATAAAGACAGGCAAAGTCGATCTGTATGATGCCAAATCTGATCGTGAAAGCAGGCATTACAAAAGACCAACTAATGACATTCAAAAAAAATTAAACGTAAAACAATTTTATATAAATCTTCAAAAGCGAACTTACAAACTAGGCAACAAGAGAGGCTCTATTTTTGCAAATGAACTTACAAATAATCAAAGACAGGATTAAAAAACACGAAGGCTATAGAGATACTGTTTATACTGATAGCCTCGGTTATAATACAATTGGCTATGGTCATCTTATAGTTGAGGATGGATTTCTTCCTGGCATACAATATTCAAAATTAGAACTAGAAAAAGTCTTTGAAAAAGATTTTGCAATAGCAGTTCAAGGCGCAAACAAATTAGTAAGTGAATACGATCTTGATAATGATGCTTTTGGCGTTGTAATTGAAATGTGTTTTCAGCTTGGATTACCAAGAGTTTCAAAATTTAAATTCTTTTTAGCGGCTTTAAAAATGCAAGATTATCAAAAGGCAGCAGAAGAAATGCTACTAAGTAAATGGCATGAACAAACGTCTGTACGTTGTGAAGAATTAACAAACATTATGAGGAACTGCGAATAATATGTGGTGGAATATAATACCAACTGTTTTTAAAACAGGTGCTGAGATTTATAAAAATCATAAGCAATCAGAATTACTAGAGAGTGAAGCTGAAAAAAGACATTATGAACGCATGGCTGCTGGTGAAATTGAATACACTAGAGATGTCTATGACCAGCAAGACAGAAGTTTTAAAGACGAATTTGTTTTGATTGTGGTTTGCATTCCTATACTCGTTTTGGCTTACGCAATCATTAGCGATGACGTTAATATAAAAAGTAAATTAGACTTATTCTTTGATTACTTCGGCAGGTTTCCGACATGGTATCAATTTTTAATTGTCGGTATATTTTCGGCAATTTACGGATTGAAACCTTCCATTGACGCATTCACTAAAAAGTAAGCACCTCAATTAAACAAACAATACATCCATGGTTAATAAAACGTTCAAGCGTAAAACTATACTTACGTTCAAGTGTAGCTTTTGTGAAACCGAACTAAACAGTAATGATACGTTCGTTGTGTCTGCAGAGAGAAAACATTTCTGCATTGAAATAAATCCAGGTCATCCTCCAATTAAAGATTGTATGGAAGATTACCGAAACAAACTAAAGGAAGATCATGTTCGGAATGAACGCATACGGAAAGAAGCCACAGATTATTACAGGCAAGAGAAGGATAGTCAGGTTCGTCAAGAGATCGAAATTCGCAAAGAAAAAATAAAATCAATTCCAGCTTTAGAAGCTAAAGTACAAGAATTCAAAGACTTCCAAAAACAAAGTAGAATGCTTAAAGCATAGTCTATATCCTCATTACCTACCTTAAATTCCTTCCATAAAGACTCCAATTTTAACAAGTTATACTTAGAGCTTACTTGGAGTACCTACCTAAAACAGACTCGATTTTGAGTCTTAAATTCAAACTTTTTTCAAAACCTCATATAAGATAATATTATTTCTGGTGTAAATCAGTACCATGAGTTGTGGTACAAACTGATATAAGATTTTATAATTTTATGTTATAAATAATTCATAAGTGTTACTTTTTTGCGTTGGCGGTACATTCTTTGTTGCAGAGATTTGCACCAGATTTGCACCAGACAAATTTTAGTCGTCTAAAAGTCAATGGGGGTGTAGCTCAGTTGGTTAGAGCGATCGCCTGTCACGCAGGATGTCGCCAGTTCAAATCTGGTCATCCCCGCCAAAACATTAGCACTTTGTTAACTTAACAAAGGAAATAATAAATCAGATAGTTTGTGAGAAAGTATAATGAAATCAAATCATTTTGATTTTTGAATATTTTTTTTAAAACTTTTTGCACCAAACTTGCACCAAATATTTGTAATTAAATTAGTTTAACAACTCATCCGTTATAAATACTAGAGTGCTAGCTTTGTATTGCAAAACGTACTTGCCAACTCATCTGAGCGTATTATTAAATTAATATGAACTACTACTTAATAAATAAAAGAAATCTTTGGATCATACAGCGCAAAGAAGATCGCAAACAAATGGCTCCAGGATTTAATTTAAAATCTGAAGCTAATGACTATCTAGAAAAACTATTAGCAAAAGATCAGGAACTAATAAAAGAACAAACTCAGTCTACTTTTAATTTTAAATTTAAAGAAGAGTGGCTGAAGTTTCATGAGAACAGGTCAGAAGCAGCAGAGTTAAACTATACTCGTTTAACAACAAGCGGAGTAAATAGTTATAGTTGTGATTACAATCAAAGGATCAGTAAGTTTATGCCTGATATATTTTTGTCTGATTTTACAACTGTAGTGTTAGAACAGTTTTTAAAAGATTGTTTTAAAAATGGTTATCCATATAAAACTTTAAAAAGACAGGTTAGAAATATTAAAACATTTCTAAGACGTATGAACTTAGAAGGTAAGAAGCCTTGTCTTGATACTTTAGATTTTAAGGTACATGAGTTTTATGACATCGTTCCTGCGGATGACAATTTATACTATGAGAAAACTCCAACTGTTATCCAGGATGAACAGATTAAAGCTATCTTAGAAAAACTTAATAGCGAAAAATTAAAAGACGAAAATTGCGCTATGAAGTTTGGTATCTTTACTATGTCTTTATTCTTTGGATTAAGAAGATCAGAACTTCTTGGCTTAAAGAAATCTCATGTTGATTTAGAAAACAATCTACTTCATATTGAAGGTATTAGAGATCGTAACGGAGAATGGCTAAATAGAACTAAAAATAGAGGCAGCAAGAGATCAATAGAACTTGATAGCCACGCAAGTAAATTTCTTAAATATTGGTTAGACTATGTTAATGCAAAATATTCGCATTCGCTTTGGTTATTTCCAAGTTTAAAGAAAACAACTTACGGATCATTATCTCCTAAAAAGGTATCTGAATTAGTATGGACTACCTATGCTGATATGGGGTTAGCTACCATTGAAAGAAGATACGATGGTCATATTAAAGTTATTGAAAGCGCTTTTAAAGGTGCGCCTCTTAAAACTTTCAGACATAGATTGGCTACATTATTAATTAACTCTATGAACTCTCAAGCATCATTGGATGCCAATTATATTAAGTCGGTTCTTGGACACACGAGATTTCAAACAACTCGTGATCGTTATGGAAACCACAATTTAATTGGAACTGCTGATGAAAGAGAAGCTAGAATGAAGGCTAAAGAAAAAGCGTTAAATCACGAAACAATATTTAAAAGTTAGTACACACACTAACTCATCGGAGGCTTAGATTATTTTTTATTCTAAGCCTTCTATTTTTGTTTTAATTAATAAAACGTTTCCATATATATTTTTTTTAGTTTTATGGAATGAATTGTATATTTTTGTAGCTTCTTTATTAATAGGTAATTTATTTTTTTCCGCCATATCATTAACTATAAAACAATATCCTTTAGTTATAAAAATTTTAGCAACATCACCTTTAATAAACTTTTGAACTTCTATTAATGAAGGAATGTAGTTATTTTTTTTTAATATTTTTAATTTGGTTTCCATCTTTTTTTTCTTATTTAAATATAAAAACTATATACAAAAGTGTTACTAAAATTATGTACAATTTTTGTTTATATATTTATGAAGTAAATAAAAAATAAAGAACTCACTTTGTAATTGAATATAGGCAAGCGCTCTACGATTTTTTTTTCTTACGATCTAGCACTCTGGAACCATCCTTATAGAGAGTGTAGAAATTTCCTTTGCCGTCTCCGTAATAACCTGAGATTTCTTTTTTAGTCTGTGTTACTTTTTTCATTAATTTCATTTAACCTATCCTCTAACGCAGCGATTATTTGGTTCTTATCTACAATTATCTTTTGTAAATTATCATTCTCTTCAGCTAGTCTTTGAAAATCCTCTAATTTTATTTCAATCATTTCACTCATAATCTTCAACGATCTCTATTTTATCGCCTTCAGTTAAATCGTATTTGCTATGAGGCTCTTCTAATGAAGCTATCTCAGCTTTAGTTTCTTTTAATATTTGTTTAACGTGATCTTTAGCTTGGTCTAAAACTACAGATAAATTTGGATAGTTTTGCGGATATACACCATAAATATATAAATCACTTATAGATGTCATGAGCCTAGACAATCCTTGGTATTGTTTTTTTAATCTTAATATCCTGCTGTCGTATTCAATCATTATTTTTCCATAGTAAATACAGTAATAGCATCGCTACTGTAAAAACATTTCAATCCAAAGAAGGTTTTGTATTAGTTCCAACATCTATTGCCTGTTTAATTTTATATTTAACGTTAAAAACTTTTACGTTTAAAAACGTTGCATCACTTATTTTCTTTCCTTCTTCAGCCGGAGCTGCAGCTGTAATCTCATCTGGATATTCTTGCTCCAAAATAAAATCACAATTGCCTGTACTGGTTTTCACAATTACTGACATATCCTTGTTACTGTGTTTGCATCGGTTTTGATTACGATGTTGCCTTGGTTATTAGTAAAGTTAGTGAAAGGCATATTGTCAGTCATAATCATCGCTAATAATTTTTCATGATCGCCTTTTCTTACTTTAATATATACACACCACTTAGAGCTTACTTCTGGATGTTGCTTTTGAAATTCAATCTCAACATCATCAACTTTAATTATTGCCATTGTTAGCTCCTTCAAATTTTAGATGGAGTGTTGCGTTTTGGAAGTCTTTAACTCTTACATTCTTAGACAGATCAGACATGGTGCTAAGATCTACAGATCCAACTTTAAATTCAGTCTCTGAAGTATTAAAGAAGTTAGCTTCAACTAATCTGCACATAATTGATATGTAGTCAGGATTTAGTAAGTTTTTTATTTCTTCTTTAAAAAAATCAGAAAACTGTTTAAGTCTAAAGATAGTTAATGAGTTAAGACCGGTCTCATATTTATAAACCTGTTGATGTGTAACTCCTATAAATGAAGCCACATCTGTCATACTTAGCTTTCTAAGAACTCTGCAGTACCTTAGATTTGCTCCGATCATTTTATTCAATTGATCTTCAGCTGTTTGATGAATTTGCTTTCGCATAATTTACCTCCTGGTTAAATTGGTTAATTTGTTCTTTCACATTACTGAAATCGAACTCCTTTGAAGCAATTGCTGTGTTTTCAAAACAGGCTGCAGGAAACTCCTTAAATGTATTTCCTATTCTTAAAAAATATCCTGATGTATGGTTTAAATCTTTAATGTACCAAGGAGTGCCATCTAATCTTTTGCAATAGCCTGTTTCATTATTTAAGAAAACAGTTTCACCTATAATTGTTTTATAAATTCTTCTCATGAATTTTCCTCCTCAATTTCATTGATTACTGCTTCAGTTCTGACAACTGTCATGGCTAAGACTGAAATTAATCTTCTTGCAGCTAGACCAGTAAAGTTCATCACATCAGCATAATCAGCAAGGATTTCTAAATCTTTTTGTGTAATGTTTTGAGCGCCAAATTCGTAATCGTCTAAATTAAATATATAGTTCATTCTTTCCTCTGTTGAAGTCATATCTAGTTCAACTTTTTGTATTTTGGGATTAACAACTCCTGGAAATACATAAATGTTATTAAGATTTTTTTTCATAATTTCTAATATAAATTTTATAAAGTTTTTCTATTTTTTTATTATCAATTGTATCTCTGTGAGAGATTTCTAAATTAGCTTTAAATTCCATAATGCTCATAGGTTTAAAATCTTTCTGTAAATTCTTGCAGATCATGTTGCTCGTGCATCATTCTTGCTTGTTCTAAATAGTTCAGCGCATCGATGTAGCTGTCATCTTTATATTGATGAGCTGCTCTTATTAACTTTGCTGCTGTGTACATAAGACAAACATGGTGCGGAGATAATTTCTTTTTTAAAAGATCAGAGAGAAGTGCAGACCAAATAATAGAAATATCTTTCATATTTTCTTTAAATGGTCCGTACTCCTGCTCCTTTTCTTTACGAATGGAGTTCAATCTTTTACTTAGATTGCTGTTTTCCATTTGGTTTCCAGTTTTGATGAGCTTCTTTAATAAAGAACTCAATTGTTTTACTCATACTGATTGGCAGCTCAAATCGTTTAGACGCAAGCTCCTCAATACGTTTGTAAGTGTCCATATTGATCGCAACCGATTTAAACTTATCTGTGTCCATTACATTTTCTCCAATTCGTTTGGATCAAAAGATGTTTGAGCAGGTTTTTTTGCGGCATCATCCTGCAATTCAATTCTGTGAAACCAGTAATATTCAGAACCTTTGGACATTTTACCTTCTCCAGTAGCTACTGATTTATAAGCACCAAATCTGTATTTTATTCCTAAAACTTCGAATGATCCTGACAAGTCGTATGACTTTGGATCTTTCTTATTCGTTTGAGGAACTGCGATACCAAGATTACTTTTCTTTTTATCTTCAACCATTTAGGTTAACTCCTTTGTTTGTTAGGTTTGTTTTTATTGCTGTGAACTTCTCCATAAATCTTGTGTAAGATAATGGATTTTTCTCTTTCAATTGTTGAAAGGAAGGTTTGTAAGTTGACAGCCAAGATTTATAGGCTCCAAGATGTGAGATCACTTCCAGCTCTGTTAAAGCCTTTTGTAATTGTTTATCTTGTTGTTCTATAGCCAGACTAACTTCTTCAGCAGAAGCAATCTGATCGTTTGTTATTCCAAGGAATGAAAGACCACGACCAACAGCTGATGTTTCAGCATTTTCTAGTGCGCTTGTTTGATTAATTCTTGATGCAGATCTAAACTCTTCTGCTAAACCAGAACTAACGTGCTTTCCTTCTAAGAATATATCAGCCTGGACAACAGCTTTATCGTTATCCAAGTTAATTATTTTAGTTACTATATCTAAATCAGATCCAAGATTACGTCTTACGATTGCTATACGATGAGCAACTGTAGCGTAATCCTTGCCATGAATTGATATTGTTTGACCATTAAGACTGTTCTTAAAATCGCTAATGGTTTGAATTATTTTATCAGCCATATTATTATTACTCCTATTGTTAGTGTTGTTATTGCTAAGAAAATATTTTTACGTCTTATTTGTTTGCGAAGTATGCGGTCCTCTAAAATTAATGAACCAATATATTTAATTCTGTATTCACACATTCCATAACTCCTTAGCTTGCTCTTTAAATTCTCTGCCGATGTTCCAATAAAATGGATGATCGAATTGTGGATCAACATCTGCAATTAAAGATTTTTTTATTTCATCAACTGGTAAGTCTTGATAGCGTGCAAACATACGCTCTCTTCGTTTTGCTACATTTAAAATATATTTAAAATTTTTCTTTAATCCTTCAACAGTTAACCATTCACAATTACTGCTATCGAATAAAGCTGTGTCTTGTTCTGTTACATATAAAAGTTTAACTGGAATTTTAAAATTATAAGCAGCTGCATAAAAGGCAACTTGGATTAAATGATTTTGAGAAGCTAAGGTAGGAGCTTTCGAAGATGCGAACGACAAAGAACCATCTTTTTTAGCTTTACCTGGTCTTGACCATGATGTTTTCAGTTCAAGGAGAAAGGATCCAGCAGCACTAGGAGACGATTTTTCCGAACCAGCTGCCAAAGACTTGAAGCCGAAGTTACCAAATTCAAAATCTGAACGACCAATGATAGCAAGAGAGAGAGAAAGACTATCACCAGGTATCGTTACATAATTTTCACAAGTAACAGGTTCTACCTTAGCTAATTTTCCAATTGCTTGGAAAGCGTTTTCAATCGTTACAGGCAAAGTTTCAAGATAATGATCTTTCTTTGCTTGATCTTTATCGTTAGCTGGCTTGTATTGTTTGAATTCTTCCATCGCTGCTTTAATAGCGAAATCTTTTTTTAATTTAATATGATTAGTAGGAGTTAATTTATTTGCTGGGCTTAGTTTCCAAAGAATGTCAGCGTAATGCCATTGAAGAGCATTGTTGACTGCAACACCTGCAGCCATTTGAGAATTGCCTTCAAATAATCTTCTCGTTGTCTGATCGCAGATTACATATCTATAAATGAATGGACCATCTGGCATTAAAC